CAAAAGAACAAGCAAAAAAGATATATCATACAGACTATTGGAGACGAGGCAAGTGTGATGAACTTCCCCCACAATTAAAACATATATATTTTGATATGTGTGTTAATTTTGGTAGAAGTGGTGCTGTTAAGGTTTTACAACAAGCTGCTAATTCTAAAAATAGAAATAAAATAGATGTAGATGGTGGTATAGGGCCAGCTACATTAAAAGCCATACAAAATATCAGTTTAGATAGAGTAAGGGCTTATAGAGTTTTAAGATTTGCAAACATAGTTATAGATAAACCAACACAAGAGAAATTTTGGCTTGGATGGTTCAGAAGGGCCATTGAAGTTTAAGTTATAGGAGAAAAAAATGTCAACAGAAAATTTATACAACGAATTAAATAATTTATGGGAAGATTTCCAAGAAAATCATAGAGATTTTTCATCAAAAGGTAATAAAGCTGCTGGTGGTAGAGCTAGAAAATCTATAGGTGAAATTAAAAAATTAGTTACAAGTTACAGACAAGCATCTGTTTCTGAATCAAAATAAAATCGGAGGTTATAATGGCAGAAGAACAAAAGTTTCCAACTGAAGTTATAGATTTACCAAGTGAAGGTAAACTTTATCCAAAAGAACATCCTTGTTCAAATGGTAAAATAGAAATCAAATATATGACAGCTAAAGAAGAAGATATTCTTACATCACAGAATCTTATAAAAAAAGGTGTTGTGATTGATATGGTATTAAATTCACTAATTGTTACAAAAGGTGTCAAATGTGATGATTTAATATTAGGTGATAAAAATGCTGTTATGATAGCTGCTAGAATATTAGCATATGGACCTGAATATGAATGTGAAGTAGTAGACCCGACTACAGGTAATAAATCAACACATAAATTTAACCTAGCGGAATGTCCTTTCAGAAAATTACCTGCAGGTGTATCTACAAATGAATTTGAATTTAAGTTACCTATCTCTAAGAAAAAAGTTAAATATAGAATATTAACTGGTAAACAAGAACAAGAAATTCTTGGAGAATTAAAAGCAAATAATAAATTAGGACAACAAGTTTCAAGAGATATTACTACAAGATTGAGACATACAATAGTGTCTGTAGATGGTGAAGATTCACCTGGTTTTATTGCTGAATTTGTAAATAATATGTTAGCTCGAGATTCCAGAGCTTTTAGGAGTCAGATTAAAAGTATATCTCCCGATATTGAAATGGAACAAGAAGTAGAAATGGGAGGAGAGACCGTCAAGGTAAATATACCAATGACGGTAAACTTTTTTTGGCCTAAGTCCTAAACATAAACCAGAAATACACAATCAAATATTTCAAATATTATATTACAGTCAAGGTGGTTTCACACATACTGAAGTATATACCATGCCCGTATATTTAAGAAGATTTTATTACGATAAACTTGTTGAAACTAAAAAAGAAGAAAAGAAAAAAATGGATGACCACAACAAGAAAGCGAAACGCCCCTCATTTAATAAACCATCAATGTCAAGATTTAAAAGATAATTTTTAACAAATTTGATATTTATATATGAATAGATACATCTAATAGGAGAGTATTATGTCAAAGAAAAAATCATATATGGATAAAGAAAATATTTTAAAAGAAGGTATTTTTGATATGTTCAAACTTTTTAAATTTTTAGGTAAAGGTAATAATAAAGAAAAATTATCAAAAAAAGAAAAAGCCTTACTCAAAAATCCAGCATTCACCAAAGAATTAGCAAAATTCGATAAAATGATTAAAAAAGGAAAAGCTGATATATCAAAAGAAGCTGAAAAATATGGAATTAAATTGAAACAATATTAAAGAGATAATAAATGCCATCAGAAAAAGACATAAAAGCTAAAGTCAAAACAATCAAACTTCAAAAAGAAGAAATGGCCAATGAGGCCGAGTTAGATAGATTAGCTAATGAAAGAATTGCAAAACAAGAAAAACTTACGCAATATCGAAAAGAAGGTGTGGCTGCACAAGGGGTATCATTAGCTCAATGGGAACAAGAGAAAAAAGCACAACAAGAGTCTAATGATTTAGCTGTAAAAGCAAATGATATATTTTCAAAAAAATATGAGAACCTAACCAAATCTCAAGCTAATTTAGCAGCTGAAGCTCAAGCAGCCTCTGGTATTGATGCAATGAAAATTCAACAGGCACAGAAACTGAATAATCTTGCAGGAGACCAACTACAAGTGATGGAAAGTCATGTCACTGCAGGAAGAATGAATGCTGATTTAGCTGCAGAATTATCTGGAAATCAAGAAGCAATTTTATCTGGTCAAATGGATGCAGGTGACAAAGCTCTTTTAAGATTGGACCTTGAACAGAAAATACTTGAGGCTATTGAGGCTCAGAAAGCAGGGAAGGAAGGTTTAAATAAAGACGAACAAGCTGCACTTGCAAGTCAACTTCAACTTCTTGATGCACAAGAACAATCCGGTGCTGCAATGGAAGTGGCAGAAGCAGCTACTAAAGGTGCAGACGCGTTTACAGGAGGTATGTACTCTCAATTTTTGGGAATGTTAGGTCCTTTAGCATTGATAACAGCCTTGATGACGATGTTTGAAGCACAAACAGAAGATATAGCCAATGAATTCGGTGCTATAGGTGTTACAGAAATGAGAGCAGATTTGGCAGGTGCTTCTCAAGAATTTGTGAAGATGGGATTAGACGGAAAAGATGCTTTAACTACTATCAGTTCATTAAATTCTGAATTTGGAATTGGATTAGAAGCTGCTAGGGAGATGTCAAAAAATGTTGGAGATGTATCAAAGTCTCTTGGAATAAGTGTATCGGATTCTACTAAATTAATGGGAACACTTACAACAACTCAAGGATTAAGTGCCGACCAAGCAGAAGATATGTTAAAACAAACAGCATCATTGGCCAAGATGAATGGTGTAGCTCCAAAAGCTGTTCTTGAAGATATAGCTGGTAGTACTTCAACATTTGCAAATTTCGCAAAAGATGGTGGTGAAAATATAATGAGAGCGGCAATTCAAGCAAAAAAACTTGGAATAAATTTAGACACTGTAGCTGGTACAGCCGATTCACTTTTAGATTTTCAATCTTCATTAAATAGTGAAGTTGAAGCATCAATGATGTTAGGTAGACAAGTTAATTTACAAAAAGCAAGAGAATTATCATTAGCAGGTGATTTAGAGGGATTACAAAAAGAAATAGTTAAACAAGTTGGTAGTGAAGAAGAATTTAATAAAATGAATGTTCTTCAAAGAAAATCTTTAGCCCAAGCTTTAGGTATGGATGTAGCTAATTTACAAAAGGTTGTCAGTAATCAAAAGGAATCAGTTTCATTACAAGGTGAATTAGCAAAACAAGATATATCAAATATAGTACCAGAAGAAACAATAACAGCTACTGCTGAATTAATGGCACAAATGCAAGCTATTGGAATGGAACTAGCTGAAAATTTAGGTCCGACTTTAAGTATGGTAGCTGGTTTTTTTAGTGGTGTGATAAGTGCGATTGAAAGCACCATTGGAATTGGCCCAGCTTTAATAGCTATGTTAGTTTATATGAATCAGGCATTTATAGGTACAATCATAAGTGGAATAGTTTCAGCGGTATCTATGATTTGGTCAGGTATTGGAGCTATGATAGCTGCAACAGCTGGATTTGGTACACCGATAGCATTAGCATTAGGTGCTGTTGCGGTTGCAGCATTGATAGGGTCTGTGATGGGGGCTAAAAGTTCTGCGGCATCTGTTGAAGATGCGGCTATACCATCTGGTGGAGGACCTGTTGTAGCAACACCAGAAGGTAAGATGTTTGAAGGAATACCAAATGATGATGTATTAATGGCACCTGGTGTAGCATCGATGGCAGGTTCAGCTGCAGGAGGTAAGAGTGTTGATACTTCAGGAGCAACTCGAGCAAGTCAAAAGAGTGCCGATGAAACATCTGGACTTAGAAAAGATATGGCAGATTATTTTGGTGTTGGTGGTAGAGTATCTAAACAGATTGGTAGTAGAGTTGGTGATAAACTACTTGCTACATAATAGGAGAATTAAATGTCTTTATTAGATTTAAAAAGTATTTTTGAAGAAGACACGCGAGCTAAAGCGGAAGACTTTGATTTTTATAGACCTAAACATTCAAATGATTCAAGAATAATAGAAATAGGAGGAACTCATCAAGAAACTCCAATACTTGACACTATTGGAAGAGGTTGGATTTATACACACACCACACCTCCTGTAATAGCTGGCAGAAAACTATTTGTTTTAAATAATGAAGATGCAAATGGAACACATCCATTTCAATCAGATAACTTTGTGACATCTACTGCAGATGTAGGTACAATTCATAAAGCAGAAGTTTCAGAAAATTTTTCAGAAGAAGGTAATATATCAGATAAAGGTTGGTCAGCATTATACCACGCAGACCACAAACCTAGAGGTGGCGTAGGTATATCTTATAGTAGTAATGTCAATAGAGATAAATTAGATATAAGAAATAATGAATCAAGAACAGGTTTATTGACTTGGTCAAGAACACCATTATTAGGTTTGATGGCTGAAGGACTTGAAACTTTAGTAGGAAAGGATGATATATTTAATGAAGCTGGTGAACCTTATATCGTAAGTAGGATACCAAAAGGTCCTATGGACATAACGAGTGGAAGACTAACACAAATGGGAGACCGTTCAGTTCCAATCGCTAGAAGTACAGTAGATACAGTCAGATTAGCGAAATTTTTTACTTCACCAGCCGGAATAGCTTTTATAGCAAAACAAAATGTATTGGGTTTAAATACAAAAGTTCAATTTGTTGATGCCGATGGTAAAAAGAAGGAAGGTTCACAAAGATTTGGTAGATTATATAATCCAATTTCAACCATAACAGCTGTTAGTCCTTTAGCGAGAAATCTTGGGTCAGCTGTTCCGAATGTATTAATAGGTAGACAAGAACCAGATTTATCAACTTTAGGTATAGATGTATTTGAAGATACGACCTATAGTAAATCAGTTGAAGCTTCAAGATTGGAAGATACCTTTTCAGGTGCATCAGATGATGAAACCGCAGGTACTTTTTCTGGTTTAGGAAAAGCGGCAACAGATGCAATTAATTCCGCAGTAAATACAGCTATGGGAACTACTACCGTACTTAAAGGAAAATCTGATGGTGGTGATTTTATGACTTTAAAAGGTTTTGGATTCGAAGATACAGAAAAAACCACAGAATTCAAGCGTCCACAATATAAATCAACATTGTCAGATGCGTATGGTGAAAAAACAAGTCAAGAGATTGAATCACAAAAAAACGGAATGCCATTTTATTTTAAGGATTTAAGAGATAATGCTCATGTATTCTTTAGAGCTTATTTGGATGGTATAAGTGAAAATATAGCTCCATCATGGACATCGACTAATTATATAGGAAGAAGTGAACCTGTTTATACTTATGAGAGGGCAGAAAGAGATTTAAGTTTTACATTAAAACTTTTTGCACATACAAGAGAAGAATTAAAAATGATATATAAAAAAATGAATAGGTTGACATCTATGTGTTACCCAGAATATGCTACAGATGCACTTCTATCTGACTCATCACATCAAAAAATAAAAATGAAACCACCATTGACAAAATTTAGAATGGGTGAGTTATTTGGAAAAACAAAAGAGGAATTACTTGGTTTTTTGAAAAGTGTATCATATAGTGTACCAGCTGAAGCAACTTGGGAAACTGAAAATGGTGCAAGAGTTCCTAAATATGTAACAACATCTATAACTTATCAGGTTATACATGCAAGTGCACCTAATTTAAATACTAATTTTTATGGATATGTAGGAGGAGATTAATGCCAAGATACGATAAATCAGCTTTTAGACTTAAAAATGGAAAGTGGAGCTATGATACTACTATTTATGAAACAGTTCCAGAAAAAAATGATGATATGTATTTTATTGCAACTGAAGGTGATAGGTGTGATAATCTAGCATTCAGGTTTTATGGAGACCCAGATTTATGGTGGTTTATAGCGAAAGTCAATGGATTAAAAACAATGAACATACCAGCAGGAACATCTTTAAGGATGCCAACTTCAACTGAAAAAGCAAACGGGTTTTAAAAATGATTAATAGTAGACTATTTGGTGCAGACATACCCCTCCACATCAAAAGAAAATTGGAAGCTAGACAAACATTAGCTGAAAAACCAATGAAGCCGTATGAAACAATAACCTCAAAATATGTAGACGAAGATAATCCAAATAATAAAGATTATAAAGTTATAGATTATATAACAAATACTTTTGATGGTGAAGCTGATTTAGCTTCAAGAACACCTTTTGTGAGGATGTGGACAGCTGTACAGGTGGTACAAGCACCAGATGTCATAGAAGATTTTGTCATTTTATATGAAGGTGAAAGTTTAGAAGATGTCAATATAGTAGATGTAACAGAGGCAGAAAGTTTAGGAAAGGATAGCAAGGCAAAATGGAAAGAAGAAGAAGCCGCAGCTAAGGTTGTACAAAGTCAAAACCCTAATTCTTCAATGTTTTGGGATGGTACCACAAAGCAATGGAAGGTAAGAAGAAACCTAACTGCATCAGATAAAGCTCAAGGACTATCAGATAGAAGAATTTATACCATCGGAAATAATGTTTTGAATACCATCAGTAGTATCAAACCAAATCAGTCTGTAAAACCTGAAGAAAATGCATCTGATGAAGAACATCGTCAATATCAATCCGATGTGTTAACAAATGAATTACTTCCACCAGAACACGGAGTACAAGGTGACCATAATAAATTTATGAAACCTCCTGCAGGAATCACATCTTTAGAAAGTGAAACTGAAGGAACAATGGGAATGATTAAAAAAACAAGTATAAATTTTATTGTTCATAATTTTGCTGATTATGATAAAATTTACAATAAATTTTTTTTAAGACCAGGTGCTCAAATATTTGTTGATTTCGGTTGGAATACAGCAGATTTATATGACCAAGAAAAATTGATTGATTCGAGTCAAATAGAAACAGACCTTTATGGAGAAATTGGTATTGACCCAAAAGCAAAGGAAGATGGATATGTCACAAGAGCCAAAGGAGATATAGAAACAATAATAGGAATTGTAACAGGTTATAATTCGAAAATAACTGCGAATGGTGCTGTTGAATGTAGTGTAGAACTTACATCAAAAAATATAGCATTAATGGGAATGCCAACTAATGAAATTTTACCAAAAAAGATAGAATATTGGTTAGATAATGTGGTACAATTTGAAGCTTTATATAATTTAGGAGATGAAAAAGACCAAGAAGCTTTGTCCAAAGTTCCTGATTTCTCTACAAGTACTGAAAATATGACAAACTTTGAGGTAAATATGAATCAGTTAGCTATAAATTCATTAGGAGGTGTATCTTTAAATCCTACATATGCAGCAATCTTATCAGGATGTTTCTTATCTAGAGATGGAGATGATACAGTGACTTATGTGTCTTGGGGATTAATTGAAGATAAAATTTTAAATGCGGAATTTGGACATGGTGATGGTTTAGATGCTATCACTTCATCTGATAAAGAAGATTTCGAAATATCTATTGATTCAAGTAATGAATTCACTTCATATCACGAAGATTATGAATTTAAACAAAATGTGATGGGTAATGTAGGTGAAACTTTTCCAGATATTCTTGTGCCACATTTTTGGGATAGAACTTATAATACAATGAATGGTAAATCACCAAACAGATTGGCAGGGCTGGAAAGTCCAGGCCAAGCACTTGGTGCACTAGCTGCAGCAACTGTTAAAGCTAAGACATTTGAAAAAGATTTTGATGCCTTTTTCGAAAAGATGCGTAAGATTAGTTCAGGTAAAGAAATAGCTCGACAAAGACAAAGGTTGAAGTATGATGGTATAAAACCAGCAACGGACGCTGATAAAGAAAAGGGTGCACCTAGAATTCCAATAAGAGAAATTTTTGTAAAGACAGATGTGGTTAAAGAAGCATTTTCAACTAATAATACATCAGCAAGAAAAGTCATTAATGCAATGTTAGAAACAATAAATAAAGCATCTTATGATATATTTAAATGGAAAATTGGTTCAGATGGTGATGATAAAAGAATTAAAATTTTTGATGAAAATATGACTGCAATACACAGTACAGAACAAGTTCCAGTTGATAGATACGATAGTCTTTTTAAGTTTAATGTTATGAGTCCTAATTCAATAGTTAAAAGTTATGATGTAAGTTTAGATATGCCAGATGGTGCTGTTGGAAGTATGTATGCTATACAAGGTGCTGCAGGTTCTGGTGGCCAAATGACTGCACTTAATCAATTATTTGGTGACAGCGCACAGCTTCAAGCTTTATTTCAAGGAAAAGAAGACCCTAAAGAAAAAATGAACAAATATATCACATATTTACCTGATATAAGTTCTTTTGCAGGAAATAAATTGGCTTATACCAGTGCTGTTGGAAATCAATTTAGAAGTATGTATAAAGATTTTGTTGATGTCGCAAAGAAAAGTAAGTCCACAAATAAAGTACATGGCCATGCCATATCATCTGAAGGATATGACCCATTTGAGGACCCAGAACCAGATGAAGAGATGGGAGAAACAACAGCAGACTTAAATGAAGAAACAATGGAAAAGACACAGAAAGCAATCAGAGATAGAGAAATTGCTAAAGGTACTCAATTTGCTTCTTCTTTTGACGAATATTTCAAACATCTGATAGGTGTACCTTTTCAAGCGGAAGGCAGGTCAGTACCTTTACCAATGACATTGAGTCTAGCTGTATATGGAATATCATCAATAAGTCCTGGTTGTATATTTATGGTAGATTATTTACCAAAACTTTATTTACAAAATGTTTATTTTCAAGTTATGAAAGTAAAACAAACACTTGGAGCTGATGGTTGGTTTACAGAATTTGAAACACAATTTAGAATAAAACCTGATAAAGAAGCAGTTGGAAAACCAATTTTGAGACCAAACAGAAATGTAAAACTTGAAACTGACCTTTTAGATGAATTAGAAATTGATGATAGCAAAGCTTATAGATACAAAAAAGAAGATAAAGGTAAGACAACTTATACTCATTCCGCAATACATTATAATCGTGTTCCTTATTGGAATGACGGTTGGACTAATTTTGAAAGCACAACGCGTGATGGATTTAAAGTAATTAGAAATTTTGAACATCTAAAATCAATGTTGTATGATATACAACCAGTAGAGGCTGAACAGTTTAATTACATAAGTTTTCTTTGTAAGGCTAAGATAAATATTGATGAAAATATAAAATATGTTGTCACATTACCTTTATATTTTTATGATTATTATGGTAATAATGCTTATAACGGATACGGTGCACCAGAATATGTTTATGGAAGGAAATTTCATGCTGGTATTCCCCGGGGAGGTTATAATCCACATTGTGTACAAGGTTATGATTCTAATTATAATGAAATATATTTATTCACGAATAAAACATATCCAACAAGACATTGGGGTATTTCACCAGCAAAAGAATATGGATATTCTGTAGGTTCAGGTAATAAAAAACATGGCCCTTCTTGGAACGGTATTCCAGGGGAAAGTGAGTGGGCTAATACATATGACCGAAGTACTGCATCACCTTTACATTATTCAAATGATTGGCGAGATGAATACGCAAATTATTTGTCAAGAACATAAAAAAAGCTTGTTTTTCTCATAAAAAGGTTATATATTAAGATACGATGTATTGTGTTATACCTATATTCAAAGACCCAAACTTACATCCATTACACAAAGATAATGGATTATCAGCTTTATGGTGTCAAGTAGAATCCACAGAAGAACCATTCTTTTTAATCCAACATCATCCTGATTCAGATAAAATGATGGAAGATTATTATTGGTTAAATGATAAATTAATTCAAACACCTGATAAAAAATTATTAAATCATTTCTATAAATTTGATAATGTTGTGGATAAAAACTTCATATGGTGGATAGATACAGGTAAACCATTTGAGAACAATATTCGTAATAATGCAATAGATTTCTTGAGTAATAAGTTCTACAATGTAAAAAAACTTAACGAAATTATACCTTTATGTAAACATAATGAGTATTGTAGTGAGGTTTATAAGGGAATGGCTAGAGCATATGTTGGTGGAACTGATGATTATTATATGAATGATTTCACGGAAGCGTTTTGGAGTATTGAAAAAAATGGTGTAAAAGTATCAGATGATGTGTGTGATATATTTGATATGAGAGTAAAGAAACACATATCTAATGGAAAACTATATAGTAATTACAATTTATGGACAACAACAGGTCGTCCAAGTAATTCATTTGGTTCTGTGAACTTTGCAGCTCTACCACCTGAAAAGAGAAAGGCTATAATACCTGAAAATGATTATCTTGTGGAGTATGATTATGATGCATATCATTTAAGAATAATTGCATATTTAGTTGGATACCATACATTTGATGAAAATTCAGTTCACGAACACTTATCAAAATGGTATGAATGTTCTTATGAAGAATCAAAACAGAAATCATTTAAATTATTATATGGTGGAATTGATAAAGAAACACGAGAAAAAGTACCATTTTTTGATTTAACACATAAATTAATTAATGATAAATGGAAAGAAATAAATAAGAATAAATACATTTTAACTGATATTTATAGACGGAGAATAGTATTAGAAAATTATGAAGATTTAAATAGGAATAAACTTTTTAATTATTTAATTCAAGCTATTGAAACAGAATTAAATGTTAGTAAGATTTTATTAATTCAAGACTATTTATTAGATAAGAAGACAAAATTAGTTTTGTATGGATACGATAGTTTCTTATTTGACTTTTCTAAATCTGATGGAGTAGAAACTTTGAAAGAGATAAAAACGATATTAGAAACTAAAACTGATGTACCAGGTGATACAGAACCTTATTTTTATACTAAATCAAAAATGGGTTTAAACTATGGTGAAATGCAAGATATTACGGAAAGGTTATAAATGACACATATTTCAGAAATCATTGAAGATATATTAGTAGAATGGGCATATCGTGTTCACGATGGAATGCCTAATCCAAAAAACGCAGAACATATTCACAATCTTCGTGAATCAATGGAGGAGTTAAATTTACCAAATAAAGTTATTTATGAAGTCATTCAAAATTTAATTGAAGCGAAAGGTGATACATCAGCCACAACATTTTATCACGAAGTGATAACTGGTATAATTGTTGCTGGTGGAAAAGGTCCTTTTAAAACAGGTGAAGATGTACATAGATACTTTGCAGATGGAACTATAAAAGCTGTTCAAGGTTCAGGTGCTTCACCTACAGATGTGATGAAATTACCTCAAGCTAGATTTTTAGAAAAAGATTCAAAACCAAAATCTTCTATTGTATCAGATGCTATTAAAGTTGGTAAGTCAATAGTCAAAGAATTAGGTAAAGGTAGAGATGTAATGTGGACAGGTCCAACAAATGATACATCACGATTTGGAGCAGGTGATATCGGAGCTACTTTTTCTACTTATGGGGAAGTTGGTGTTTCTTTGAAAAAAGGAAAAGGACAATTAAAGAACTTGACCGTAAATACATTCTTTAAAGCTTTAGGTTTACCAAAAGTTAATTCAGCTTATTTCTTAAAGACATACAAGAAACATTGGGATGCTATGACAACTGATTGGGTAACTTTAGTTGCAAAAGATTTTGAGAGTAAACTAACAGTTAAACTAAAAGGTGGAAATAAAGATGAAGCTAGAAGTATATTCAGTAAACATGCTAAAAAAACTTGGGATGATTATCAAAAAGAAAATATAACAAAAAAAGAATTAGAAATTTTAAATACAGCTCTTGGAACTAAAATAAATAAAACAAAATTTAAAGACTTTTGTAGAAAGTTGTATAAATATACTGGTGAATGGAATGAAAAAAGAGATAAACATTTTGATAATATATTTAAAGAGTTTTCTGACAAATATGATGGCCAAATAAGAAATGGTTTACATAATTTATTTAAAAGACAATTGAGTGTTGGTGATACAAGTTTATTTTATGCAGCAAAAGGTGGAAAAGTATTTTGGTTTATACCAAGTGAAAAAGTATATAATAAAAATTTACCACCTGAAGCTTTTATTGCTAATTATGAAACAAAGGGTAGTGGTAGTGGATATGAATTTTTATTAGATGTTGGAGTTCAAACATCAAAAACAGGAATACCAATTGGTACTGTAAAAGTTATATTTAGATTTGCAACTGGCCAAATGAATGGTTTTCCTGTAACTAAATCAGATTACAATTTAATGGCTGACGATTGGTCTGATTTATTGGGGGCTTTTAAACAATAATGAAATCTCAACTACTATGTTCATTCACAACAAAAGATAATCTTGATGAAATAGTCAAGAAAATTACTGATGCATATAATATTGTGTTTAATAAAGTATATGTATTACAAAATGAAAACAATGTGAATGAATTAATATGTACTTATAATGTAGATACAGAAGGTGGTGTGGATTATAATAAAGTTGCAGGAACTATATCATTACATAGAAAGAAATATTCAAATACATTATATACAATAAATGCATTAAATGAATGCATAAAGAATTTAAACAATGGTGTTATGGACGCAAAGTTTATGGTGCCGTGGGAAAACTTTAAGAATATGTTACTTATAACAAATTCAGATGGATTAAATAGAATAAATACGAGAATCTATAAGATAATAGATTTAGAAAAATAAAGAGGTTAAAAGGTTATGGCTAAAACAAAAAAATCAAAAAAATCAAAAAAAGAATCTACATTATATTATTTTTATTCACAAGGTTGTGGTTTCTGTAAAAGAATAGAACCTATGGTAGATAAGCTGAATAAAGATGGTTATGATATTTTAAAACTTGATTTGAAAGAAAAAGATAATAAAGGTTTAAAAAAAGAAATAGAAAAAAAATATGAGTTTAATTGTGGAACTCCATTATTAGTAGATGCTGATACAGGTTATAATGTATGTGGTTATAGAGAAGAAGATATTGTAAAAAAATGGGCAGATGGTGAAAAGATAGAACTACCTCCATCTCCAAATTCTCCTCCACCACCTCCCCCAAAAGATTATGAGAACAAAAAAGAAATAGAAATTTGGAAAGAGGCTTATACAAAATGGCGTGAAGAAAATAAACATGTCCCAACTATACCAGATACAGATGATATGCTTGGTCGTTTAAAAAAACGAAAAGAAATGCAACAAAATTCACCAGCTTATAATCCTAATCCAGAAGCTAGATTGACAAGATTAGAACAAAAAATGGATAAATTGATGAAACATCTCGGAGTAAAATGAGTTTCAAATTCAAACCAAAGGTTACAAAAGATAGAGAAGCAACCCAAGAAGAATTAGAGTGTATTGAAAAAACTGAACAGATGTTGGACAAGGAAAAAAAACTCCCACCGGCATCTCAGATGGCTCGAGATATAGCTAAAACTCATTGGAAGTCACTTAAATCTTGGTTAAGAGGTTCACAAACAATCACAACAACGGAAGAAGCTGAACGAAGATGGGAAATTTGTAAACAATGTCCTAAGCTTCTATATGACCAAACTAATCCAGATACCAACAAAAAAGATGGTAGATGTACAGAGTGTGGTTGTTTTATGAATGTAAAAGTTCATTATGCTGTTGCTGAATGTCCAATTAAAAAATGGGATAAACATTGTGGATGTCAATGTGATTGTAAACATGGTGAATGTTAAAACTTTTTTTAAAAAAAATAAAAAAAAGCTTGCTTTATATAACTTTTTTGTTATATATTATAGAGATAGAAAAAAATAGGTTATATGGTTCATAAAACCATAACTAATAAACGATAAATAATAAAACACAGGAGAAATACAAATGGATATAAATGCAATAAAATCCAAACTAGCAACCTTACAATCAACAACTTCCACAAGAGATAATTTTTGGAAACCTGAACCAGGTAAACAAGTTGTTCGTGTTGTTCCTTACAAACATAATAAAGATAACCCATTCATTGAGTTATTCTTTCATTATAACTTAGGTAATAATAAAACTTACCTATCACCAATGTCATTTGGTCGACCAGACCCAGTTGCTGAATTCGCTGACAAACTAAAATCAACAGGTAATAAAGACGAATGGATTCAAGGTAAAAGACTTGAACCTAAAATGAGAACTTTTGCACCAGTTGTAGTTCGTGGTAGAGAATCTGAAGGTGTTAAATTTTGGGGATTCGGTAAAACAGTATATCAAGAATTACTTGCTGTAATCGCTGACCCTGATTATGGTGACATTACAGATGCTACTAATGGTAGAGATATTGGTATTGAAAGACAGACTCCCGCAGAGGCTGGAAATCAATATGGTAAAACTACTGTAAGAGTTAAACCTAATCAGACTGCTATTACTGAAGATGCTGACTTACTAAAAGGTATCTTTGAAAATCAATCTGATTTAACAGAACTTTACACAGAACCAACTTATGATGAGTTGAAAGATGCTCTTCATAATTTTCTGAATCCTTCTGATGAAACTACAGAAACCACTACAACAAGTAATGGTACATCACAAAGTACAACTGAAAAAGTTGCAGCTAAAAGTGAAACTGCAAAAACAGCAGATGTATCAGATGCATTTGATGAGTTATTCAATAGTTAATCAATAATTAAATTGTTAATGAGTGGGATGCACATTTCACACAAGAAACTTTCCACGAGAATAAAAGTATTCTTAGCATCACTCTCTCACTCATAACATCATAGGAGAACGATATGTCAGAAAAAGACAAATTGGCTGGAATTATAGCCGATGAACTAAATAAACAATTCAAACATCAACAAGTTGCTTACTTTCTTGAAGAAGGTGGTAATCCTACTGATGTAACGGGTTGGATTTCAACTGGTTCAACGATGTTAGATTTAGCTATTTCAAATAGACCAAATGGTGGAGTTGCTGTAGGTAAAATCACCGAATTAAATGGTTTAGAAGGTAGTGGTAAATCTCTCATTGGTTCTCATCTATTAGCTTCAACACAAAAACAAGATGGTATAGCAGTTTACATTGATACAGAATCAGCAGTATCTCAAGAGTTCTTGAGGGCTATTGGTGTAGATACAAGTAAAATGTTATATGTTCATTTGGAAACTGTTGAAGAAATATTTGATACTATTGAAACAATTGTTACAAAAATAAGAGAATCTGATAAAGATAAGTTAGTTACAATTCTTGTTGATAGTTTAGCAGCTGCTTCTACAAAAGTAGAAATGGATGCTGACTTTGATAAAGATGGTTGGGCTACCGCGAAAGCAATTATCATAAGTAAAGCTATGAGAAAGATTACTCAAATGATTGCAAGACAAAATGTGGCACTTGTTTTCACAAATCAATTACGACAAAAGTTAGGTGTAATGTTTGGAGACCCATGGACCACAAGTGGTGGTAAGGCTTTACCATTCCATTCATCAACTCGTGTTAGATTCAAAAATATAGGACAAATCAAAGATGGTAATAAGAATACTATAGGTATTAAGATAAAAGGGCAAGTGATTAAGAATCGTCTTGGTCCTCCAATGAGAACTGCAGAGTTTCCATTATTTTTTGATACTGGTATTGACGACTTTGGTAGTTGGTTGACTGTAATGAAAGAACACAAACTTATTAAAATAGGTGGTGCTTGGTATACATTACAACATACTGACCTTGAAACTGGTGAATTAATTAAAGAATATAAATTCTTATCTAAAGATTTTGAAAAACTTATGTTAGAAAATTCAGAATTAAAAGATTATTGTTACGGATTAATCTGTGATGCTTGTATTCTTAAATATGATTCTAAAGAACTTGGTATTGATGATGTTAGTGAAACTGAAGAGGTAGTGGATGAACTCTAAAATTGATTTAAATGAAAAATTTATATCTT